GCTCTTCCGATCTCTATATTGAATCTTCAATGTAGTTGCTGACAAGTGACTTGGAGATTCTGAAACTCCTACGCTTGGACTTACTTGTAAGAACGCTGAATATGCACCGTTGTATTGTCCTACCAGTGAGTTTACGTTAACTAACTTGTAGTATTTTCCTGGAATGCTAGCAAATGTAATATTTGAACCATTCTTAGGAATAGCACTTAGGCGTCTTACAGAAATATAAGATCCGCTTTGGAAGTAATCAGCAAAACCATCACCATATACTGTTGCCGCTGCTGATGAATAACCAGATCCACGGTTTGTAAATGTTGGGTTAGCCATTACACCACTAGCAGTTCTAACTAAGAACGGTGCCTCATAACCTTGTAGAACGTTAGGATCTGTGATAGTCAAAGTCGGAGTAGATGTGTATCCTGATCCTGGCTCTAACATTCTAATCTCATAGATCTTACCGCCTGTTACTGAACAACGTGCTCTGGCTTTTGAACCTGTTACGATAGCTGTTGCTGTTGCAGTTCCAGTGGATACTGTGATCCAACGTGGGCTTCTGTTGATGTTACCAAAAATAACACCTGTTGTAGACACTGCTGATCCTGCTAGAGAACGTGCTAACCAGTATACACCATATTCAGATGATGCGCAATCTGTTGTAGAATCGCTGCTGGTTGCGATAAACACACCTTGACCGTAACGAACTCTTGTCCATACGTGTGTGGTTGGTAGAGCGTTTGATGCTCTCCAAGTTACACCGTCTAAGCTGTAAGCTGCTGCTGTACCCGATGTCGATGACACAGCAACAAATCGTCCATTACCCCATGCCACTGAACTCCAGTTTGAAGTGCTTGGCATTGCCACTGTGGCCCATGTTACACCACCGTCGATTGAGTAAGCTGCTTGGGCACCGTTGGCCACTGCCACCCATTTGCCCATACCGTAGCAGACGTCTGTCCAAGAAGCGTTTGCTAATGCTCCACCGGTACCACCAACTGTCCAGCTAATACCGCCGTTGGTTGAATAAGCACTTTCTGTGCTGCCGCTGCGTACTGCTACCCAACGACCCGCACCGTATGCCACTGATGTCCATGTTCCTGAGTTAGCTAGGTTTCCACCTGCTGCCCATGTTGCTCCGCCATCAATAGAACGATATGTAACGTTTGTACCGCTGGCCACTGCAACAAACACTGTTGACAACGGAGTTGCTGTTCCTGTGCCAGATCCTGCACCTGTTGCTGTAAACACTGTACCTACGTTGTTGTCGGCTGCACCGATCAATGTAAACGATGTGTTACCTGCTGTAAGGATCTTATAGATACGACCAGTTACAAATGCTCCTGCAGTTTCTGTAGCTGTTAGGACACCGCCTGCTACACTGGTCCATGTCTGAGCACCTAATGAAATCGCTGACCAAGATGTTCCGTTAGTTGAAATCTGTCCTGCTGTTCCACCACTAACTCCAATGTAAGCACCACCAATACCGTAACCGCTGACATCCCATGCTTGGACTGCTCCAGTTAATGAGTTTACAGAAGTAACTGTAATAGTTAGATCATTAGTAGTAGATGTACCGCCTAGTGAAGTACCTGCGATTGTAATCACGCTTGAAGTAGTATAGCTTGTACCTGCGGCTGTGTTGTATAAAGTATATCCAAGACCCTGTCTTAGAACACTCCATGTTGCTCCTGAACCACCACCAGTTACTGTACCAGTTAATCCAGTATAGAATCCATTGGTTTCAGCATAGGTAATATTTGACCAAGTTGTTGATGACTGTGAGCTTTGTGCTGAAGCAGTATATCCTGGTATTGTAAAATCCAATGCTGGTTCAATAGTATAAGTTGTTGAAGCATCTGGAACAACTAATGGAGTTCCTTCAACTGGGTGATCCCAAGCTGCGTGATACAACGATACTGTTTGACCGCTAGTTAATGTAGTTCCTACGGCTGAGCCGCCTTGGCTTGTACTTACTGCAAACTGTGTAGTTGAGAAGTTAGCACTGATAACATAGTATAATGTCCAAGCTGTTAAACCACCAAATGTTGTGTTTAGGTAGATTGGCATGTTGACATACAATGTCTGTGTGCTGGCAACTGTCAACAAGTTATTACCACCGTTGGTAGTTGCTGTAACTGTCAATGGTGTAAAGTGGCTTCTGTAGATCTTAGCAATCTTGCTACCGCTGTTGTAAGAACCGATCAAACCATTTTGACCAACACCAGTACCACCTGTTAGATAAATTTTCATTCCAACATATGCAGAGCTGGTATTGCTGTCTGTAGCAGCAAGAGTGATCTGTGCTGCTGTTCCACCTTGTGAAGTGTTAGCTGCTGTTACATAGCCAGTTCCACCTAGGTCGTTTTCGCCTGTGGAATCTGCTAGGTCAAGTAGTCTTACTTGGAATACCGCATTGTCGCGGAACTCATCAGCAACTGCTGAAGCATTTAAACCAGAACCGTTGATAACAACTGTGGTTCCTTGTGGAGTATAGTTCTGACCAGCATTGCTAAACTCTAGGCGTTGTACTGCCTGCAAGTTAGTTTGTGCTGCTGTAACTGTAGCTTCGTATGGATTTTGGTTGTCAACTACTGCGGTAATAGGAGTTTCACTTGAATCAACACCTTCTGATACAGAACCGTAGTCACCGTATGAGTTGTTACCGTTAGTAGCACGAATCTTACCACCGTTCTCTGATAGATAACCAACGTGTGAGTAATATGTAAACACAGAAACAAGCTCTGCTCTACCGTTATTAGTTACCCATGCGCCAATACCATTGTCGATGACCTGTGTAAAGTCATTGGAAACGATTGATTTGTTACCACCATTGTGCAATGCACCGTCAATCTTCTGACCGGTTGCTTTAGATCCAAATGTAGTTACCCACTGAACATAGCATGAGCGTGTGGTAATCCATGTGTCGTAGTCTGCTGGACCATATCCTGGGTCTAGAGAAACATAAGCACCTGCTGTTGGACGACTTGTGCCGTATGCGTTTGCTGGATTCAAGTCACCGTTTAGACCAACCATAGTTTGGTTACGTAGACCTGTAGCATTTCTTACATAGTACATGTCTTCAAGCTGTGAACCTGTAACAGCATTGATGTAATATCTAATAGCATATCTAGTTTTGTAGTTGCCTGGATAGTATGTTGTAATGCTGTTAGAATATGATCTTGTGAAGCTTGGTGAATAGATCAAATCATATTTCAATGCATCAATATAAGCACCAATATCTCTCAAGCATAGTGCTGTGTTATAGCTATAAGCTGGGTATGTTGCGGCAATGTATGCTGCCACTTCAGCTACAATGAACGATCTGTTCAACTCGATTTGACGAGCTGCTGCAAATGCGTTGTATGCTTGAATCTTTTGATTTGTACCTTCATTGCTTGTACCAAACAAGATATCATCGACACGTTGGAATAAAGAATCAATTCTTGTTTGTGCTGTGCTATTACCGCCAACGTTAGCGCGAGCTAATGTTCTTACGTATTCATACATAGCTAACGAAGCTGCTTTTTGTGTACCTGTAACTGCGTTAGTGTAGCTGGCATATGCTTGAGCAGCTACAGTAGTTGCCTGTGTGCCGTTATGCATAAAGTCATAACGAACAGCATCAAGAATCAACCCAATGTCTCTCTGACACTTGGTAGAGTTATATGACAATGTTGGGAAGTTAGTTGTAATAAAAGTTGTTGCACTTGATTTGATAGTGGCATATGCCGCTAGCAATGTTGTGCTGGCAGTTACTAGACCAGTGCCAAGAGTTGCCACCCATGTAGTTACTGGGTAAGTAATGCTTGGAGCTGAAGCTGATCCTAAGTTAATAGTTGTTCTAATATTTTCAACTAAGTTACCTACTGCTGTTTGTACTGTGCTGTTACCAGCTGTACCAGTAACTTGAGTTAACAAGTTACCTGTAGTTTTAACTACTGTGGTATTAACAGCGATAGCCTGTACCAACACTTTTAATCTTGCTAGAGAATCTAAAATAGCTGCTTTAACTGAGGTGTCAAATAATGGAGTAGTGTCTGCAAAATATGCAAGACCTGCTCTGACACTTTGCCAGTTGCCGTCATATGTTAAGTCATAAGCAAGTGCATTGATGATGTATTGTGTATCACGAGCAGTATCTGCGCTGCTGTATTTCAATGTTGGATAGTTCAAAGCCATGTAAGCTACGATATCTGCTTTGATAAACTCAGCGTTAGCTAAGATTAAATCTCTAGCATTTCCGTAAGTGATCAAATAGCTGGTGTTGTAGTTTGTTGGGTTTGGTCTATCAGTTGCTGAAAATACTCCGAAACGATATTCAATGTTTCGTTGTGCAACTCTCAACAGTTTAGCGATAGCTGTTGATTCAATAGTTTCGCCATATGGCAATGTTTTGCTTTGTGTTGAAGTGTTACCTGCACTCTTTGATACTGTGTTACCAAGAATAATATCAGGAATAACACTTTGTAATCTGTTAAGAGCAGCCACGCTATATGGCACATCAGTTAAGTTAACCAGACTTGATGCTGCGCCAACGTTAGTAGCACGATGTTCATCACCGATTACACAGAATCCTTCTGGAACGATGATTGGCAATGTTTCTTTGTATACACCAGTTTTAACATTAATAATACCACCCGGTTTAACTTCTGATGGAACATTAGTTGTAACACCTGCAATCAACGCTGCTGTAATAATACCAACGTTAGTTGCTGCTGTTGTATAAGCATCAGATTCAGCTGTGTAAGTAAGGTTAATAACTTGGCTAACTTTAATAGTACTATCGTTACCTGTTAGATTCTGATAGTTAACTGCCGGAGCTGTATTGTTTAATACTGCCTGCATTACTGTTAACATGAAGTTAAAGCTGGCAGCGTCTTGAGTTCCTTGTGTACCTAGTTTTGAATATGTTCCAGTTGTGTTAGATGCAGCATTTAGATATGACAATGCTGCTTTTCTTGACTGAGAGTTACCACCGTGTGTTAAGTCATAGATAACTGCATCAACAACTAAACCAACGTCACGTTCACACTTAACATCGTCATATGTAAATGAAGAAGTAAATGGTGATGTGTTAGTAGAGATTTGACGACTGATCCAGTTGATAACTTCACGCTGGATAAATGGTCTGTTAACTTCTAATAGATATGCTGCGTTGGGACGCTTGGTTCCTTTAAGAACTTGTTCGCAGGCATAACGGATTGTTTTAAATGGTTTATCAATAGACAAACCATGTAATGGTGCAGGACCGTCAGTTCCTTGTAGAGAAACATAGTAAACATCTTCTGTGTAACCATATGTTTTCCAGATAGGAGCACTGTCGCTACCGACAGTAAGGATCTGTCCTTCAACACCGATTGGCAATCTCTGAGGACCAGAACCGCCATAATAAATCATATCGCCTTTGGCAATCAGTACATCCGTTTCAGTACCAATGCTTAATGCATTCCAATATGTACCTGTGCTGTCTGACTGTGGGCTACGACCTTGGTCGCCTGTGGTTGTACTGTCATCATCATTACTTGTATGAGCAAGTATACAGATGTATGAGCTAGCACCAAATCTTACAGCATCACCTAGTTTGTATGCTGTGCTGTTTAACCAATCGCCTCTCCAGTTAATACCGCTGTTGAGTCTTTCCCAGTTTCCGCTTGGTGGCTCAGAACCAGTATTATCAGCGATAGCAACGTAAGTGTAAGCATTTACACGAACTACATCGCCTGGTTTGTATGCTGTGCCAACTAACCAGTTGCCTAAGAATCTAAAACCTTGTGTTAACACTGTCCAGTTAGCTGAACTTGTAGAAGGAGTTTGATTTATGTGGTAAGTTGTAGCAATATAAACGTTACCACCATAAGATACTACATCGCCTGGTTGGTATGTTGTAGCTGACCTCCATACTCCTTCAAGTTGTAGACCTTCTGCAAATGATGTCCAACGATTCGAAGTTACTTCAGAAGCAAATGTTGTTCCTGAGTTTGATGTGTGCGCTGCTGTACAAATCCATGTGTTAGCACCATACTTAACAACATCATTGAGTTTATATCTTACAGATGCGTTACTCCATGTACCTTTGTACTCAACACCTTTGTTAAATGTATCCCAGTTAGAGATGTCATTTTCAAGACCTAGTGTAATTGTCGCTGACGAAGTGTGATCAGTCTTACAACGATATGTGTAACCGCCATATTTTACAATTTCATCTACACGATAGTGTGTTGAAACGGCCCAATCGCCTACCCACTTGAATCCATGTGCAAACACATTCCAGCTGGATAAGTTTGCATTAAGACCTAATGCTGCTGTTGCTGCTGAAGTGTGTGCTGTTGTACACACATATACAGCGCCGCCGTATGTTACTAGGTCACCAATCTTATATGATGTTGAAGTTGCCCAATCGCCTAACCATGCTTGTCCATCGGACATTTGATTCCAGCGAGTTGGAACTGACGTCAAATCAGTATTGAAGTCTGCTGCTGCTGTGTGACCAACTACGCAGATGTAGGTTTTTCCGCCGTAACGTACAACGTCATCCTTGTAGTATGTGGAACCTGTTGTCCAGGTGTTTTTCCACACAAATCGTATTCTACCTAATTTAAATTCTGCCATTGATCACTCCGTTAAACGTTAATCTAATATATTTATTCATAATCTTTATTGCCCATCATCCTTGAAGGATTTATAGAACATCATCGTTGCTACCCAACTTCCGCCAATACCTGCTAGCGGACCGTAGAGAGCTGCTTTTACAGGAACCTGAACAATAGTACCAATAGTAGTTGTAACTAAGTTTGGTCCTACTGTTGTTACACCGGCCGTTACTGATCCTGTACTGATTTCACTACCACCAATCGTTAATCTTCTTGTCACATATGCTTTAATAGCTTTCTGTGTAGGAACAACTTGGTTTGAGTCAGCTGTAAACAGCTGATCAGTTGAGAAATCTCTAATAACTGTACCAGTACCGCCTAATCTAACACCACCCAATGCCAGTTGTGTCAATCCGTTTAGTTCGAAGAAGTCTGCGCTAAGTGTAACAATACCGCTGCCTTCTTCCACGGAGAACAACTCACCAACTCGGAAGTTACCGCCTTGGTCTGAGCTGGTGTAAAATACTCTACCGCCCTGATATCTTACAACTTCATTTTGCTGCTGTAACTCGTTTTCATCAACATTTGGATAGTTAGTCTGAACAAAGTTACCAGTACCAATAGTTAAGAAATCGTGTCCAGTTAAACGAATCTGACTAAACTTCTCACGTATAGTAACACTTAACCCGTGTCTCACAACGTCAATGACTGCCAATGTTGGCGAAATCTGGAATCTTGCAGAATATACTCCTCCTGAGTTTCCTAGCTCGTATACTTGAACGATGGTATAGATAGTATCTTCCCAACCCGCAAATATCAACTCTGAACCAACTTTAGGATATCTAATCATGCCTGTTACTGTGATATATTTTCCTACAGGAATAATATCAGCATATCCGTCACCAGATAGTGTCATTGTAGTTGTAGAAGTTCTATAACCAGTACCTGGTGTTAATATAGTTGGGCTTCCAACAACTCCGTCTCCGATTCTATTTTCAAAACTAGCTTCAGTGACGTTATTTGGGTCAACAACTGTTAATGTTGGAGAAGTTGTGTAACCGGAACCTGGATCCCAGAACTTAACAGATCCAACTCTAGAACTTGCAATAACTGGACGGCCTTTTGCTCTAGCACCAGTAACAACTTTATTAAAGATGTTTGTGCCGGAAGCAATACATAACCATTGTGGGTTTCCACCCGGATTACCAAATGAAGCCTGTGTCCAACTTTGCTGTGTTGCCAATGTTCTTGCGGTCCATACGATACCATCTTCGGAAGTAACAGCAAAATCTGTAGGACTTGTGCTAGGATCTGCAAATAGATCTCTACCGCCAGTATCACCTACAGCCATAAACACACCTTGACCGTATTCTATTGAAGTCCAACGATGTGCTGTTGATCCGTCTTGTGTTGGCAACGAAACTACTGTCCATGTTATGCCATCTGAACTCCACATTGCAGAACTCTTGAGTTCTGAAACAGCAACAAATCGTCCATTACCATAGGCTATGCCAACCCAGTCACTGATTGATGAATCATTTGGCATTGTGTCGTTATAGCCAACCCAAGTAATGCCGTCTGTAGAATATGCTGCACCGTTAGTCGATCTGCAAATAGCAACAAACTTGCTTTTACCGTAGGCAACTCCGATCCAGTCACCGATAGTAGAATCAGCTACTACGTCTGGCAATGCTATTCTTGTCCATGTAACACCTTTATTGGTACTGTATATAGAATGATTTCCAGTGCTTGAAACTGCAACAAATCTGCCATTTCCATAGGTAACACTGGTCCATACTCCAGAAACTGGTAATGTTACTGCTAACCATGTCTTACCGTCTAATGAGTAAGCACCAACCGGTGTTCCTTGTCTTAGGGCGACAAACTGATTTCCACCTGAACCTAAAATCCATGGTGTTGTTGCTGCGCCCCCTATTGAAGGTAAGTTAGTCTGTATCCATGTTGCGCCATCAATCGATGAAGTAACAATATTATCACCGGAGTTGTTAGTAGCAATAAATCTACCATTCCAACCAGAACCAGTATATGATATTGCCAATATTGAGTTTGTACTGTCGTCAGACACATCTGTAACTGTGATTCTTAAATCGTTAGTTGGTGTTTTTCCAGATAATGCTGTGCCAAGAATAGTAATCACATCACCTACAGCGTACCCAGCACCACCGTATGGTATTGTTACTGTATAAGTAGTTCCTGTTTTTACTACTGTAAATCTAGCTGCCTGTGCAGGAGTATCAACAGTTGTTCCGCTGCCCATAGATCCGGTTACTGAAGCAAATGTTTCAGTGCTGTTACCAAAAACCATTGAACTCCAATCTACTGTTGAAGGCAATGTTGATGAAGTTGCTGTAAAACCAGGATGTGAAAATATCAATCTAGGTTCAATAGTATAGAATGTGGTTGTATCTAAAGGATTCTTTAGTGCTCGACCTGGCTGAACGTGATCCCAACCTGGTGTTCCAGTGGATTCTTTATAGACAGTGGCAATTTTACTGATCCCGTCATAGGCCTGTACATAACCATATTGTCCAGTACCAGTACCGCTGGTAATCATGATTCGCATTCCAACGTATCCTCCGCTGGCTTGCTGATCGTTAGATGCCAAGGTGATTGTGGTTAAATCTCCAGACTGAGCATTATTTCTTGCTTCAGTATAACCGCTACCACCTATACCTTGCGAGTCACCGGCATCTTGTACTCTTGATTCAAAGACTGCGTTATCTCTAAACTCTTCAAAAGCAAAAGTAGCACCATAACCTGCACCGATCACTGAATAATCAATCGATGAATATCCTTCACCGCCGTGTCCCATTTCAACTTTTAGAACTTCGTCTGCAGATTCACCTGCAAATACAGCTTTAACAGTTGCTTCAGTGGTACGGTTGTTTAATGTACCAGTCATCGGAGTTTCTGTATTGTCAACACCGTAGGCCAATGCTCCGTAGTTACCGTAGGAGTTATTGCCGTTGGTTCCTCTGATAATACCGCCGTTTTCTGCTAGATATCCGATGTGTGCATAATAGCTGAATACAGAAACAAGTTCTACTCGTCCTTGATTAGTAACCCAAGCGCCAATACCGTCTGATATAACCTGTGTAAAGTCGTTGGAAACGATTGATTTGTTACCACCATTATGCAACGCACCATCGATCTTTTGACCGACAGCACCATAACCAAATGTAGTAACGTTTTGAATATAAGGGCTACGAGAAGTGATCCATGTTCGGGAATCGTTTGGTCCCCAACCTGGGTCTAGAGAAACATAAGCACCAGCAGTTGGTCGACGATCAACGTCAACAACTGTTGGAGGAGTTAGTGTTCCATTAAGTCCAGATAATGTTAGGTTACGGATTGTAGTTGAGTTTCTTACATAAAAGAAATCTTCAAGTTGTGATCCATTGACTGCATTTACATAGTATCTTGCAGCTAAAATTGTTTTGTAGTTACCTGTAAATAAAATATCATATAACCAAGCGTCTACATACGCTCGCATATCTCGAACGCATTTGTCATGATCAAACGGATAACCAACATTTTCTACTGCTTGGTATGCTGCTGCTTCTTGCGCAATGAACTCTTTGTTTGCTTTTAAGATAGCATAGGCTTTTCTATAAGAATCAACGGAGGTTTGTGTATTAGTACCAAACACCGAAGGATTTGAACCTAACAAACCGTTGGATGTATGATATGTGATATAATCGATAATATCTTGAATTCTAAACTGAATATCAATAGTTGTTGATAAAGATCCAGCAACCGGTAAACTAGTTACCTGAGATATAGTATTTCCTGAACTTGGAGTAATGGTTGTGTTAGTCATTAAGTTAGTAATAATATCATTCTTGATATGATTTAAAACATAAATTGTGTAGTCTGGATCGTCGGCCAATGCGGCAACTGCAGGAGCAGCTATGATTTCAGTAGCACGAACTTCGTCACCGTAGATTGAAACACCTTCTGGAACAATAATAGGAAGTGTTTCATAGAACTTTCCAGCTGCAACTTTAATAAGTGCTGGTCCTACAATATTTTCAGTGGCGAATCTCACAGTCTTCCAAGGAGTTTCTGGATTTAAACCATAACGTGTTTGGTCTGAGGTATTTTCTGCTCGACCGTAGACTAAATCAACACCGTCTGGTGCTACATAATATGTTTTTCTTACAGCACCGAATGTGGTATAATACACACTGGTACCTGGGTTTTTAATTGTTAGTACACCACCTTCGTTAGGATGGTAATCACAATAGTAATACAATGTTGCAGGAGTAGATTCTGTGATAGTTATCATTACAGAAACTTGATTGGCTGCTGCTCTAATAGCAACATCACTGTATTCAGCATATGTAGCTACTTTGTTATTGATCTTGTAAACTACATTTTCTTCATAACGTGTACCACCACCAGTCCATTCACCGTCAACTGTGGTTGAGAACAATACTGGGTGACCATTTAAACTGTAATAGCCGTCTGGCGAATCGTATGATTGATCGAATATATAGGTATTACCTACCAGCAGTTCTAAGGAAGCACGATACTCATCGTTGACATAATACTTTACTAATGTTTCTGGCGGAATAGGATCTACCATCTTGATAACAAATGTGTCAACAGCTTGTTGTGCTCCAACTGCTGGTGATACTACCAATGCTTGATCAACTGTTCCGATGTGTACTCTGTTATTTTGTAATGTACTTCCATCAACTGATGTATCACGAACTACTAAATCGCCCTGACGGCTCAAAGCGTTAGGTACACTACCTAATGCTACTGTAGTCCAATAGTTGAATGTATAGTTTCCGTTGTCGGGATATTTTGTTACATCTGATACATGAGAAACAATACACTGATATGTATTAGAGTCAAACTGTACAACATCACCGTAGCCGTAGTCAACACCTTCTGCCCAAGGACCTTTCCAGTTTTGACCAGGAATAGAAACCTGCCAATATTCAGCACCAAGTGTTGACCCGTCAAATGCCGCTGGAGATGATGGTTCAATGCCAAGGCTGTCTTTTAATGCAACATATAGCTGTCCGCCTCTGCGAACTAAATCACCTGGACCATAGTTAACTGCGTTAAGCCAATCGCCTCTAAAAGAATATGATTCTACAACAAGATCCCAAAACTCAGGATATGACCCCGGGCTCTTACCATCATTCGATATCATAGTTGTTGCGGGATCAGTAACAAGAATAGATCCAACCATCATTCCATGATAGCCGCATTGATAGTAGTAAGTTCCAACTGCAACTGTTGATGTATTAAACACCACAGTTCCTACTTGAGATCCTTGACCGGTTACGCCGCTAACTTGATTTACACCGCCTGTGCCTGCGGCTGTTTGAATATAAAATGGATGACCTGTTGCATTGACTGAAAAAGTTAGAGTATCGCCTTTAACCACAGTTAATGTTGGGTTGCTACCAATAGCAGCACCAGCAAAAGAATAAGACATATTGCCAGCAGCAATAACAGTATAGTCTCTCGAAACTCCTACATAGTTAGCACCATATGCCAACGGTAGTTTAGCAACATAAAGGTTACCACCATGTTTTACTAGATCGTTAGTTACATAAGATGTGGTATTTTGCCAAACGCCAACAAACTTCTGACCTGGAATATAAATTTCCCATTGGTTTGGATTGAATGCGCCGTCGTGTCCTTCGATACATCTCCAAATGTTACTGCCGTAGTCAACTAAATCGCCAACTTTATATCGAGTATAAATGACCCAAGAGCCTCTATAATCAACTCCTTGATATTCCAATACCCAATAACCAAATGCTTGGTCAGTTTCAATACGTATTGATGCAGTATGTTCAACTGTACAGCGATAAGCGTTGCCGCCGTACATTACAACTGCGCCAACATTGTAACGAGTTCCAGTTACCCAGCTAGTTTTAAATGCCTGCGATGTAACGTAGGTAGTCCATGATCCAGAGTTTGCTGCAAAAGTAGATGCAGCAGTGTGTCCAGCAGTACAAGCATAAACGACACCGTCTAATAACGCTAAGTCGCCAATGTTATAAAATGTTCCAGTAGTCCAGCTTCCTCTAAATTGCACACCGTCTGTCATTATAACCCAACGAGGAGTTACAATAGTATTGCCTGGAGCTAGATAGTTTAAGTCTGTATAGAAGTTTGCACTGGCATCATGTAAGAGAACGCAAACATATGTTTTGCCGCCATAGCTAATCACGTCATCTGGAACGTAGCTGGAATTGGTGTCCCAACTGCCTTTCCAGTTATATTTAAATCTGCTTATCTTAAATTCAGCCATCGTATTCTTCCGTTATAATTTAAGTTCCTGGGTATTCGTCAGACGAAACACCAGTTGGATATGTGTATCCTTTGTTTATTCTCATGACCAAATGGCCATCATCGTTTACATAATAGAATATTGATCTATCGTCCCACTTGTATTGTGTATATTTCAAGTTAGGATATTCTGATTCGTGGTTAGCATTAATGCCTTCAAAAAAATCAACACCTGCTTCAAAGTCTTCAAAGTCTTCTGAAGAAATACCAGGAATATTAATCTCAATGCTGTCTGAGCCACGCAACTGATCGTTGCGAACTAAAAACAGTTCTCCATCTGCATTTCTTCTCATGCCGTAGAAAAACTGAGGAGCATTTCCTAGAATCTCTACCGGGTCTCTACCCAAATAATATGTACTTGCCATTATGAAATCTCCACGTAACTGACTACAGAATCAACACTGCTAGCAGTATCACTGACTATTCGAAGTCCTGCAGTTTCACTTAAAATAAGTTTTTCACCTTGTGTAATAATCTTCACGCTGGTGTTAGGTGGAATAGCAATGTTTTTAACATAATACGCTGGAGTTGAATCTTCCGATATAACAAACACGTTGACGTTAATAGTATCATAGTCTGTGGTGTTAGCCACGTTCATACCAATAACGGTTGCTCTAACGCCTGCACCAATTTGTACAATGTCTACGGGTGTAGTTCCTATTCCTGTGTTAACTGCGGTTTTAAATAATGATGGCATGTTTTTATCCTAATGTCAGTGCAAATCGAATAGCGGTGTCTTCTGCTTGCTGACCACTTACCGCCCCGGATGTACCAGCAGGACTTGCCCATATTGCACCATCCCAGATTTCCAATGCTTTAGAGTCTGTGTTATATCTAGTCATACCAACCACAGCATATGCTGTTGGTCTTTCTCCGTTGGTTCCGACTGGGGGGACAAATCCATTTGTTGTTGCTATTTTAAAATAGCCGTTTGATGTTTGTGCAATCTGTGTGACTGCGTTTGGCGACACGTTAGTGATAACGTTGTCAACAATATTAAAGTTTCCAAGTCTTACACCGCCTGAACCATTGCCGTCGATGTATAAACTTTGACCAGCAGTTGTGGAAATCTGATTGTTATTAAATGTTAGATTGCCAACATTTAATGTTGGTAATGTTATAGATGTTGTATAGAAGTTGTTAACATAGAGACTTCTCCATCTGTATGATGCACTACCAATGTCATAAGTGTTGTCAGTCTCGGGAACAAGGTCACTGCGGATACTAGCATTAATAACAACATTGTCTGTTAGTGCATCACCAATGGTGATGTTACCACCAATGACAACATTTCCGTCTGCTTTAATATTTCCGGAAACATCTAAGTTTCCAGTAATGTTTGTATTTCCAACGATATTTAATGTTCCTGTTCCGTTAGGACGTAACTCTAAAGAACTGTTAGAAACTGTTGTGGAAATAGTGTTGCCGGTAAGTTGCAGATCATCAATCTGCAATCTTGAATGATATATTGTGGCTTCGCCTGCGGCTGCGATAAAAGAAATAGTATTAGCACTTGTGCTAATAGAGTTTCCGCTGATAGTAACTGTACCAACAGTTACTTGATTATCTGCTACTAGGGTTGTGGTTCTTGTTGTTCCGTTAACATCAAGTTGTGTGGTTGGAGAGGACTTGTTAACGCCAATGCGAGCATTGTTAACATCCAAATAGAGTAAGTCGGTCTCAAAGGCTAAATCTACACCGTCTCGGATGAGATTAGACTTTAAGAGCGGCCCAGAAATACGACCAATAGCCATGTGCTCTCCTTAACCCCGAGTTTCACGGTTAACCACCTTACATTGCGGGTTTACCACAGTTTGACCATACAAGAAATGGTCTTTTCTTGTAATCAATAGTATTTATATCAAACAAAAATTATCCTAGTACAAGATTCCAAACAAAGCTCAAATAGTCCATGTTTGCTTGATTGATAACTTCGCCGCCACCCGAAGCCTGTACATATACGTTACCGTCCCAACACTCTAGATACCCTACTTCGGTGTTCCATCGAGTGTCACCGATTTCTGGAGTAAGTCCTTGTTCTGAAGGACGTTGAAAATTTGTACCTGAAGGAATAACAAATGCGTTAGTACCTGCAAACTTCAAATATCCTGTTCCTGTACTTGTAAAAGACAATGGAGTAAATCCATTAAGATTAGTAATAGTATTATTTTGCCATTGTGTTTGTTCTATTCTTGTTATACCGTTAGCTGGCAATAGTTCTACATTTTCGTTAGAAACAATTTCACTGATTTTGTTATTAACACCGTCTATAAACATTTGTCCGCTGACCAGCACCGTGTCAGGACGTATTGTTCCAACGTGTGTCCAATCAGGAGAGTGTAGCTCTGCCCATCTACGTGGACTAGAATCACCTGCATCTGCTCCTAGTACATACGCATTATCTTCTCCTGGAATGATACTTTGTGTAAAATCTGGAGCAATAGTTACAGTATCTAAGGGTTGATCTCCGATAATCACAGTACCAAATGACTGCAAGTTACCGTTCATAGTAACGTTTCCGCTAACAGATAGGTCGCCTGTTATATAGGTACTGGCGCTGATATCAATAATACCTGTGCCATTAGGATCTAAAACAATGTTTTGATTGTTATAGCTGCTGATATTATTACCATCGATTTCTAGTGCAGAAGTTGTTAATCGATCGTGGAACAACAATGGATCTCGAGATCCATTAGCATAGACATGCAATGCTCCGGTTATGGTCTTAAATGTGCTAGGCGCATCAATGCGTACATTGGCAATATCTGCTCTTGCTGTGGCTTCTACATTAGTTGTTTTAACATCTGAGTTGATGTCTAAAGTATATGATGGTGTTGTTGTTTTAATACCGATGCGGCTATTAACAACATCAATATAAAGTAAGTCGGTATTGAAAGATAGGTTTTGATCAGCAGTTTCAACCAGTCCTCTACGCTGTAGATTGGGGCTTAAAAGTGCTCCGCTGATTCTACCTAAAGAAAGGACATATGGATCTGGCATGCTGGCTCCTATTAACGATACAGTATTTACCGCTAATAGGTATTAGTTAGCGAAGCCAAAGTAGACTGTAACGTTTTTTCCGTAAGGAACAGCTGAAGTAAAATGTAAATACCACCCGGCTGCGTACGGTGCATTAGGATATCCTGCACCAGTTTCTGTACCATTGAGCTGTACTAATGTGAAGTTTGTTGATGATATCTGAAATACGTTTTCAACTAACACTATGATATTATCAGCACTGGCCGGTGGAATAGTTTGATAATCACTAGGTAATCTAAAGTTAAATTCTACAGCATCTCCAGTTGGAGTTAACTGACGTTTGTCAACTGAAGCAGCGCCAGGAGCTCTAACTACTTCCCAGTTTCCACCAACAAACGCTTCAAGGCCAATGTCATAGCCGTTGATCTGAGATGTGTTATAACGAATCATACCGTTGGCGTTAGTTGGTTGTCTAACACTAGATGTCTTTGGACGCTGATCAGTGGTGCCTTTAGGTAATAGCAGTCCGCCTCGAACATCCATAACAACACGACCAAAATCGTTGGCTAATAGTGTGTTGTCGCTGA